GCACGATCGCGCGCCTGTCGGCAGATATCTCGCCGATCCGCCAGATCGCCACCGTGCGCCAGGTCGGCAGTACCGATTACAAGGAACTGTTCGACATCGGTGGCGCCGGCTTCGAATGGGTTGGCGAAACCGACACCCGCAATCAGACCGACACGCCGAACCTGGTTGAAGTCGCGCCGACTTTCGGCATGGCCTCGGCCAAACCGCAGGCGTCGGAAGAATCGCTCGACGACTTGTTCTTCAACGTCGAAGACTGGCTCACCAGCTCGGCGTCGGAATCGATGGCCGTGGGCGAGGGTGCCGCGTTCATCCGTGGCGACGGCACCAAGAAGCCGACCGGCATCTTGGGCGGCCCCGCTCCGCTGGCAACCGCCGACAAGGACCGTGCATTCGGCGTGCTGCAGTACTTGGCTTCGGGCCAGGCGGCCGCGCTGCCAAGCAATCCGGAAGTCTTCCTGGATATGGTCTATTCGCTGCGCGCCCGCTATCGCAACAACGCGCAGTGGCTGACCAGTAAGCTGATCCTGGCCGCACTGCGCAAGTACAAGGATGGCGATGGTCGCTACCTGTGGCAGCCGGCGCTGACTGCTGGCCAGCCGGCCACGTTCCTTGGTTACGGCATCACCGAGGCCGAAGACATGCCGGCGCTGGCCGCGAATGCGTTCCCGCTGGCGTTCGGTGACTTCAAGGAAGGCTACTTGATCTGCGATCGTGTCGGCATGCGCATTACCCGCGACGAGATCACCACGCCGGGCTTCGTCAAGTTCTACGTGCGTAAGCGCGTGGGCGGCAAGCTGCGCAACACCCAGGCGATCAAGCTGCTCAAGATCGCTGCGGCGTAATCCATCAACCCGGGAAGGGCCGCTGCGGCGGCCCTTTTCCATTCTGGAGCAGCAATGAAACTGATCGCTCAAAAAGACTTCAGCTGGGCGCATCGCGGCGTCGAGGTGGAGCATTTCGAAGCCGGCGCCGAGATTGAGACCAACGACGAAGACTTGATCGAGATATCGACGGCGGAGGGGTGGACCGCCCCAGCTGAAGGCGAATCGTCGGTGCCGGCCAAGTCGCCGCGCGCCAAGAAGTAACCAGGGGCCGCGATGACCCACCTGCACATGGCCCGCGAGGTCTCGACCATCCGCGTGTACTCCGCGCCGGGCGGCTACGAAGCGCGCCGCGCGTACGACGGGATCATCACGGTCACCCACCTGACAAGCAGCACCGTGTATGTGCACGGCGCCGTCGGCAAGATCGACCGCGCGACGCATGCGCGCGCACTGAACATGCTCCGCGAACTCGGCGTCACCACGGTGATGTACGAGCGCCGCGGGCGAATGAAAACCATCGAGCTAGACACCAAAGCGTGACCGCCGAGAGCTCGGCTGCGAAGCCCGCTGCCGAGGTCGCTGCTATCCACGAAACCTGAAAGAGCGACCCGATAACCATGGCTGATAATGTCCAGACTCTGCGTCAAGTCGCCACCGGGACGCACATCCCAAATACGCTGGCGTCCTCGAACACGACCACGTTCTCCCGTACACCGCACATTCTTCGCAGCGCTGTGGCAGCGCTGGCGATTGTCCTGCCCAACTGGTATGTCGCAGGCCAAACCGAAACGAACGCCGGCTCCGCTACGTGGACTGCTGCTATTGAGTACCCGGCCGGAACGTTCACCCGGGTGACCTTCGGCGGCGCCGCCTCAGTCACCTCGTCGAGCGGCGGCAACATCGTCTCGGATCAAATCCCCGTTTCGATCCCAAAAGGCGAAAAGTTCTGGGTCCGGCTTTTTCAGAATGCGCCGAGCAAGGCCGTGTACTTCACGTTCTACGCAGGCGACGGCACGGCGCAATTTGTCTCGCCAGCTTCTGACCTGACCATGGGCGGAACTGCGACCACCTCGGCATCGTTCCAGGCAGCGATCACCACGCCGATCGCCATTATCGGCATGTCGTCCGACCCCGCAATCGGCATCTACGGAGACAGCATCTCCGTGGGCCGTGGCGATACTGCCGACACCGGCCTCCCACTGCAGGGCCACTTGGGCCGTGCGTTCGGTGCGGCGTACGCAGCAGGCCACGTCGGAATCTCCGGCGACCGCATGTCACTGTTCCTGGGCAGCAAAGCAAAGCGCATGTCGCTTGCCACGTATTTCACGCACTTTGCGGTGAATATGGGCATCAACGACATTACCAATGGAGGCTCGGCTTCCAGCGTGGCGTCGGACACGAACACGATAGTCGGCCTGTTTTCTGGACCTGTAGCGCTCTGCACGCTGTCGCCGGTATCGACTTCGACAGACACCTGGAACAGCGTGGCGGCACAGACCACGGTAGCGTCCAACGGTGTGCGAGTCACCGAGAACACGCGTCGGCTGGGAGGCATCCCGGGCGTGAAAACGGTGTACGACGTCAATCCGTCTGTTGAAAGTGTTGCGTCCCCGGAGAGCGGTCTGTGGCGGGCCTCGGCTTATACCGCTGATGGCACGCACCCCTCGGCCAAGGGATATAAGGAAGAAGCTGCAGCCATCAACGTGGCGTTACTTACGGCGTCCGAGCAGCCGCCCGCGCAGGACGGGGTCGTCGCGTCGACGGTCGCCGAGTCGCGCCGAGTCGCTTTCCCGGGTGGCACCCGCGTGGTGGCGTTTGGCACTGTGCCGAGCGCGGCCGTGCCGAACGCGCCGTATCTGGAAGCAGGGCGGTGGTGGTGCGCAAAGCACCCGCTCGACGAGCGGTACTGGGTGGCGAACATCACGGTCGACCTGGATGAGCGCAAGACCACTGCCGTGTCCGTCGAGGCAATCCCCGCCGGCGTGACGGTGCTCCAGCAACCGGTCATTCAGGGCAAGTTGATCCCGGTGAAGCTGGGCGGTTTCAATGCCGCTACCGGCGCGGTCAACTTCTGCACGTTTCGCGTCACGTGCGCGAACGGCGAGCGGTTCGACCGCACGATCTGGTTCAAGCAGCAGGTGGGATCGTGGTCGCTCAACAAGGATGCGGACGACGAGAGCTACTTCGTGGCTGACATCAGCAACGACCTGGCCGACAGCAACACTACAGCGGCTCAAGTGAAGGCCTTCCCAGTTGGTGTGGTGGAGCTCGTGCCGGCGGCGATCCAGGGGCCATTGATCCTGGTGAAGCTGGGCGGCATGGACACCTTGCCGGCCGGCGTGAACTACTGCGACCTGCGCATCGACTGTGCGAACAGCGAGCGCTTCTACCGGACCATTCAATTTAACAGGGTGGACAACTGATGATCGATGCATCGCAACTGCCGAGCGTGCCGAACACCGAGCTGCTGAAGCAGCAGGAAGCGGCCGCCGTCGAATACGCGCGCGCGCCAGCAGCGCCTGGCGCGCCGCACGGCGCCGGCCGGCCACCGGCAACACAAGGAACGACCCGATGAGCCTGCGACTGATTATTCCACCGGCCTCGTTGGCGGTTTCGATGGCGGCCGCGCGCACTGCTGCGCGAGCCGACGTCGGAGAGGGTGGCACGTCGCCGCTCGATGGCGAGATCGAGTCAGCCATCCGCGTCTATACCGCCGAGGCAGAGGGTGAAACACGGCGCGCCATCATGGAGCAGACCTGGCGCCTGACACTGGACCGCTTCGGTGGTGCAATCGAGCTACGAAAGCCGCCACTGCTGCAGGTCGACCACATCAGGTTCTACGACGTCGACGGCGTGCAGCGCACGCTGGACCCGCGAGACTACCTGGTGGATGCCGAGAGCGAGCCGGGATATGTCCTGCCGGCGCCGGGCCACGTCTGGCCGCCGACTCAGAACCGCGTAAATGCGGTCGAGGTGCAATACCGCTGCGGCTACAGGGTAGATCCTGGCGCCGTGCCGTTCGAGATCACCGGTTTCGTTCTGGCGCGTGTGGGCGAGCATTTCCAGTCTGGCGGCCAGCCAAAAAATGAGTTGGTCAAACGGCTGCTGTGGCCGCTGGTGGTGCACGGATGATGAACGATCGGATTGCGCTACTGAAGCGCACAACGGCCCGGGATGGCGCGGGCCAGCGGCTTCCAGAGGCCTGGACGCCTCTACCCGAGGTGTGGGCAAATGTGAAGTTCCAGTCGGGCGCCGAAGCCATGCGCGCAAACGCCGACGTCTCCATCGTCAAATGTTCGATCAGGATCCGGCTTCGCTCAGATGTCGATGCAACGATGAAGGCACGCTACAAGCGGGTCGACTACGACATCAAAGCGGTGCTGCCCGACTCGAATGATCGGGATTTTGTGTTTCTCGTGTGTGAGGCAACCAAGTAATGGATTTCGATCCCTCAAGCCTCATCGAGACTGTGCAGAACACGGTCGACCAGGTCAATGGCCTGGTCGACGAGGACATGCTGCGCACCATCGGCTTTGTCGGCGCCGACTTGTTTCGAGACCAGGCAAAGCAAAATGCGCTGTCGAACAAAAAGACCGGCATCTTGTTTGACAACATCATCGTCAAGCGCCTGGAAGAAGAATCCGACGCCGGCAGAAAACAGGTCTATCTGGTCACCGTGCGAAACGGGAATGCATCTTCGAACGGGGCCTATTACTGGCGCTGGGTCGAGAACGGGCACAAATTCGTTCCGAAAAATACGAAGGTCAGCAAGCGCACCGGCCGCACGATCGGCTGGGCGGCGCACCGGCGCGCGGCAGAGCTTGAGTACGGAAACGCGAGAGTGCAGGCGTACCCGTTCATGCGGCCGGCCTACGAAATGAAAAAGCAAGAGGCGGTCGACCTCATGACGCGCACGCTGGCCGAGCAAATTGCAAGGAACACACGATGACACCGCACGAGCAAATTTTCCAGGTGCTGGGCGACCTGGTCGATGGCCGGGTTTTCCCTGGGATCGCCGAACCCGCGACGCAGACGCCGTATCTCACCTTCCAGATCATCGGGGGTCCACCGATTAATTTTGTCACGGGGGAGCGTCCGAGCAAGCGCTTCGTGCGCGTGCAGGTCAATACGTGGGCTGCGACGTCGGTCGAAGCGTCGCAGGTGGCCATGCATGCCGAAGACGCGATCCGAGCGTCACGGGCGCTGCAGGCCGAGGTGCTGACCACTGCGGCCGACACATACGACGAACCGACCGAATATCGCGGGGCCGTGCAGGAATTCATGCTGTTCTGCTGACCCCACAAGTTTCATTCCCAGCCGCCCCGAGAAATTCCGGGCGGCTTTTTCTTTGCCCGAACGGGCGCAACGGCCCGGAAACGGGTCTCTTCACTGAAAGGCCCTTCAATGGCACTCTCGCTCCCGACCGGTACCGCATACGCAATCGCTACCATCTACGCCAACGCAATCGGCGTCACGGCCGCATCGAACGCAGCGGAAACGGTCCTCACCACCGCAGCAAACACCTTCGCCCCAGGCGACTACCTCGAGTACGTCGGCGGCTGGAGCCGCATGACCAATCGCGTGTTCCGCGCCAAGGCCGCGACCGGCACCTCGGTCACCCTGGAAGGCATGGACACCACCGAGGTGAACCTGTTCCCAGTTGGCATGGGCGCCGGCGCGCTGCGCAAGATCACCACTTGGATTCCGATCCAGCAGGTGCTCACTGTCGAGCCGTCCGGTGGCGATCCGAAGTACGCCTCGGTCAGCCTGATGGAAAACGAGAACGACATCAGCCTGCCCGACGGCTACAACGCGCAGACCCTGGCCCTGACGATCGCCGACGATCCGCTGCTGCCGCACCACGCAGCGATGAAGAAAATCGCGGACTCGCGCAAGATCGCTGCCATTCGTGCGGATCTGTCGAGCGGCAGCAAGATCTTGTTCAACGGCTACATTTCGTTCGACGAAACCCCGAGCATGGCCAAAGGCAACGTCATGGCCGTCAAGGGCGGCTGCGCGCTGCAGAACCGCCCGGTTCGCTACGCCGCGTAAAAAGTTTTGCCAGCTCGCACCAGCGGGCTTTTCTCCAACCGCGAGGTCGCCCCTCGCGGTTTTTTTATACCCATCTGAAAGATAAAAATCATGGCAACCAAAGCAAACAAGATCGTCCTCGGCAAACGTCCAACCGGCTTCAAGAAAGAAGTGAAGTGCACCATGCTCGACGGCTCGACCGGCTGCATGGAAGTGACGTTCAAGTACCGCAGCCGCACTGAACTGGCAGAGCTGACCGACAAGTTCCAGGCCACGCTGAAAGACGAAGCAAACGTCGAGATCGAGCGCTTCAAGGCGGCCGTCGAAAAGGCGAAAGCTGCTGGCGAGACGATTCCTGAGTTCACGATGACCCAGGCCGAGATCGTGGCTCGCCAGACCAAGGTCGCTGTCGACTACATCCTGTCGATCGTCGACAGCTGGAACCTGGACGCTGAATTCGACAAGCACGGCGTTGCCGAGCTGGTCGATACGCTGCCGGCCATGGCCGACGCGATCAAGGACGACTACCGCACCGCCATCAACGAAGGCCGCCTGGGAAACTAAAGGCGATCGCCGAGTCCATGTACAAGCCGGGTCTGTCGAAAAAAGACCTGGCCGAGATGGAAGCGGCGTGCCTCACGCCCGAAGACTTCCCAGATGAAGACGTCGAGGTGTGGCCAGAGAACTGGGATGCCTATGTGCTGTTCTCGTTCATGCGCACGCAGTGGCGCGCCGGGGGTATGGGCATCATCGGCCTCGACTATGGCCCGCTACATCGCAAGATGGATCGGATGGGCTTGTCGGCCGAGGGTTATGACGATCTCGAAGGAGACATCCAGACGATGGAGTACGCCGCGCTCGGCGCCATGCACGACCGCGACGAGTAGGAAACAACCATCACAGCCCTGAGCACTTGCGTGCCAGGGCTAAATTATTTTCAAGGCTCGCCATGACCGATATCGTCAATAACGCAACAATTCGGGTGGTGGCGGATGCCTCCGGCGTCGAAGCTGGGCTGCGCCCGGCGATCGACGCCGCGCAGCGCGCTGGCCAGGCGATCACGCAATCGGGCGCCAGCGCCGCCGGCGCCGCGCGAAATGTCGAAGCTGCACAGCGCAACATCATTGCCTCGATCCAGCGCACGACGATGGCCATGGAATCTGGCGGCCGCACCACTGCTGCCTATTACGAGGCGCAGGCGCGCCATCGCAACGTGGACCCCGCGTCACTGACCCCATACCTGAACCAGTTGCGCGCGGTCGAGGCTGCGCAGAACCAGGCGACGGAGTCGACGCGTGCCCAAGCTGTGGCCGCTCGTGAGCTGGCCCAGGCGCAAGCCAACAAAGAATCGTTCCTGGCCGGCCTGCGCGAGCAAATCGCACTGTTTGGCAAGTCGACCGAAGAAGTACTGCGATATCGCGCCGCCCAGGCTGGCGCGTCGCAAGAGGCCGCGCAGTTGATCCTGCAGCTGCAGAACATGCGCGTAGCCCAGGAGCAGGTCGAGGCCGCCGCGCGCGCTGCGGCGCTGGCTCAGCGTGAAGCTGCGCAGGCCGACGCATCGCGTAACGTGTTTCTGCAAGGCCTGCGCGAGCAAATTGCGCTGTTCGGACTGTCGACCGACGAAGTGCAGCGTTACCGCGCAGCGCAGGTCGGCGCATCGAGCGCGGCCGATCCACTGATCGCCAAGCTGCGGGACCTGCGCCTGGCGCAGGAGCAGGCCACCTACGGCGAGCGGATGCTGGCCCAGGCACAGCGCGAAGCCGCGCAGGCGCGCGCTGGCCAGGACTCTTTCCTCAAGGGACTGGAGAATCAGGCGCAGGCGATCGGAAAGACGCGCATCGAGCTGCTCGAGCTGCAGGCTGCGCAGATGGGCGTGACTACCCGCGCCAAACCATTCATCGATCAGCTGCGCGCGGCAGACAGCGCGCTGCAAGGCGGCGGCATGTCAGCGGCTGCAATGAATGCCGCGCTGCGCAACGTGCCGGCGCAGATGACCGACATCATCGTCAGCTTGCAGGGTGGCCAAGCACCGCTGACGGTTCTGCTCCAGCAGGGTGGCCAGCTGCGCGACATGTTCGGCAGCATTGGCGGCGCGGCGCGCGCACTGGGTGGGGCCGTGCTTGGCCTGATCAATCCTTACACCGTCACGGCCGCCGTGGTGGCCACCGGTGCGCTTGCATTCAAGGCAGGTCACGACGAATCGGTCCGGTACTCCCGCGCTCTCATCATGACGGGCAACTTTGCCGGCACCACCTCTGCCCAGATGGCCGACATGGCAGCCAACATGGAGAAGGCCAACGGCTCCCAAGCGACCTCGGCAAAGTCTCTGGCTACCCTGGCCAGCACCGGCGCAATTGCGGGCGCTAACCTGGAGCGGTTCGGCACTGTGGCCGTGGACGCGCAGCGCGTGCTCGGCAAGAGCGTCGAAGATACCGCGAAGGAATTCGCCTCTCTCGGTAAAGATCCGCTGACGGCTCTCCGACAGATGGGCGACCAATATGGCTTCGTGACCACCGAGACTTATCTTGCTGTCAAGGCGGCGCAAGAGCAGGGGCGCATGATTGAGGCTGCGAGTATTGCGCAGAATGCCTATGCCGATGGCGTCGCCAAGCAAAAGGAAAAGGTTCTTGAAACCCTTGGCGCGTGGGAGCGCGGCTGGATCAACATCAAGACCGCGGCCGGTGGCGCCTGGGACGCAGTAGTGGGCTTTGCCGGCGCCCGCGAGGAAGGGGAGGGGCAGCAAACGTCGGCTTTGGCAGCGCAGATCAAAGTGCAGGAGGATCGTATCAAGCGCCTGAAGGCTAGTGGAATCGCGCGCGACGGCAAGGAGAAATACGACCCAACCAAAGACCGCGACGTGCTGGGTGCCGAAGCGATCATTGCTGCCAACCAGCGTGAGATCGACAGCATCAACAAGAAGGCGGCGGCTTCAAACAAGGCCGCAGAAGACGAAAGCCTGAAGACGCAGCGTCAGGCAGTGCAGCGCGAGTGGGCAGATAAACAAAAAATTCTGAAAACCCGGCAGCAACTGCGCGACGATGCATTGATGGCAGCTCAGACCCGCGGCACTGAAGTGGGAATTCCTCAAGCGGAAATTGATAAGCAGAAGCTCGCGATTCGCCGCGAGTACAACGACGTCTTCTTGGCTGGGATCGATTCCAGCATGACGGCTCTACGCAAGCGCGGTGAAATTGAGGACGAGCTGTCGAAACGAGCGCTTGCCCAGATCAAAGCGCAGCGCGATGCGGGTGAAATTACGGAAGACGACGCACTACGCCGTACGGCTGCGCTGGAGTTGGCACAGATCGACACCAACAAGCGTGGCCTGCAGGAACAACTCGGATTGACCCGCGCGAAGATTGGCAGCCAGCGAGAGCAGATCGATCTTGCGGGTCAGATCAGAAAGCTGGACGAGCAGCGCACCAGTCGTGCAATCCAGCTGGAAGACGATCTCGCGGCCGCGCAGCGCAATCGCTCGCAGGCCAGCCAGGACCTTTACATGCAGGGCGTGGCTGCGGCGAACGCGGAGCTGGTTGGGCTGGAAGATCAGGTCAAGGCCCAGCGCCTGGCCAATGAGGAAATTGGTTTGAGCGCGGAAGGTGTCGCGGTTCTTCGGGCTGAGCGCATGTTCGCACTTGCCGCCTTGAAGGATCAGACCGCTGCCGAAATGGAGGCATCTGAGAAGGGCAGCGTCACCGCTGAGGTCTATCGCCGGCAAGCTGAAGAGCTGCGCAAACTTGCTGTGGCCAAGCAGCAGGGGGTTGTCAACGAAGGAATCGCTGAAGCAAACAAGAAGGCGCAGGACAGCCTGAAGGAATTTCTCGACCCGGCCCGGGCGCAGACGTTCGGCGAAGCCTTGCGTGAAGCATTCGGCACGGCGGGCGACTCGATCACGAAAGTGACAAGCGCGCTCGACGCGTTCGGCAAGCGGCAGGCCAAAATCGCAGAGGAGCGCGGCAATGCCGACATGCTGCTGCGTAACGGGAAAATCTCGGAAATCGAGCACCTCGAGTACGTTGACCAGCTCAATCAGCAAAATGCCAAAAACCGGATGGCTAGCTACGGCGCCATGACCAGCGCTGCAGCCGGATTCTTCGGTGAGCAAAGCAGGGGCTATGAGGCCCTGATGGGCGTGTCGAAAGTCTTCCACGCGGCTGAGCTGGCGATGACGCTGGCGGAGCTTGTGCCAAAGGGTATTTCGGCGGTGCTGAGCCAGGGTGAGGGCGATCCATACTCGGCGTTTGGCCGCATGGCTGCAATGGCAGCTATCGTGACCGGCCTGGGCGTGGCCATTGGGAGTGTTTCGGGCGGTGATGGCGTGCCGCTCTCTGAATCGCGTCAGAAGAAACAAGGCACCGGCTCGGTGCTGGGATCGGATGCCAAGTCCGAATCGATTGCGCGCGCGCTCGACGGCATTGAGGGTGCGACGGTTCAGGGCCTGGCCATCAGCAACGGCATGCTCGCTTCATTGCGCAATATCGAAGTGGGCATCGGCCAATTTTCTTCACTGCTGGTGCGCACCACTGGCGTGACGGGGAAGTTCGGCGCGGACATGGGCAAGAACGTGTTCGACACCAAAGCGATCGGATTGGGCGGTGCTGTCCTGGGTGGTGTGGGTGGCGCAATGGGCGGGGCCTACCTCGGCATGGGGGCCAGCCAAATCGGCTTGATGCTTGGCGGTCCAGTTGGTATGGCACTCGGCGCCGCGCTGGGTGCAGTAATCGGCAAGACATTCATTGGCAAGGCGCTGGGTAGTGTCTTTGGCGGGAAGCAAACCGTCGAGGATACTGGCTTTACGCTGGACAAGACGAACTTCGCCGGGATTCTGGGCGGCAAGATCACCGCGTCGCAATATGCCGACATCAAGAAGGACGGCGGCTGGTTCAGCAGCGACAAGAAAAGCACCAAGATGGAGGGCATCGGCGCCGACGGCAACCGCCAGATCGCCAGCATCCTGACGTCGCTGTACGACACCGTGTTCGAAGCGGGCAAGATGCTGGGCATCGGAGCCGATGGTTTCGAGGCGCAGTTGAATAGCTTCGTGGTCGATATCGGCAAGGTGAGCCTGAAAGGGCTGTCAGACGACGAGATCGAGAAAGAGTTGTCGGCCGTGTTTTCCAAGGTCGGCGACAACCTGGCGTCGTTCGGCGTGGCCGGCCTCGAATCGTTCCAGAAAGTGGGAGAAGGCTACCTCGAAACTCTGACACGTGTGGCGACCAATTATCAGGCCGTCTCAGCAGTCACAGATTCGATGGGGATGACGTTCAGTTCCGTCGGACTGGCGTCGGTCGGCGCGCGCGAGCGGCTGATTGACCTAGTGGGCGGTCTGGATGAATTCACGTCGAGCGCCGACCAGTTCCTCGCCGACTTCTACACCGACAAGGAGCGGGCCGACTCGCTGCGCACGCGCATCACTCCAACGCTCGACCAGTACGGCATCAAGACCGGTGCCGAGGATTCGCTCAAGCAGTTCCGCAGCGTTGTCACCGGGCTGGACCTGACGACCGAAGCTGGCGCGCGTGCGTATGCAGCGCTGATGCAAATCGCCCCAGCGTTCAAGCAGATCGCCGACGTTGACAAGGACGTGCTGGAGAAGACCACCGACCTGTCCAACAGCAAGCGTGAGCTGGAAATCCAGATCATGGAGATGCTGGGCGATAAGGCCGGTGCCTTGGTTGCCTCCCGCGCGCTAGAACTGGCAGGGATGGATGCCTCGCTGCGCCCGCTGCAGGAGCGCGTGTTTGCCTTGGAAGACGAGGCCGCCGCGGTGCAAGCAGCGAACGCGCGCCGTAGCCTTGAAGCTCAGATCATGGGTCTCACCGGCGACAAAGCCGGCGAACTGGCCATCACGCGCGCTATCGAGCTGGCCGGGATGGATGCCGCACTGCGGCCGCTGAAGGAGCGCATTTTCGGGCTTCAGGATGAGGCCACCGCGTTGCAGAGTTCGAACGCGCGCCGCTCGCTGGAAGCTCAGATTCTTGGGCTGACTGGCGACAAGGCTGGAGAGCTGGTCATCACTCGTGCGCTGGAATTGGCCGGGATTGACTCGTCGCTGCGCCCGCTGAAGGAGCGGGTGTACGCACTGCAGGATGAAGCGACCTCGCTTCAGACTGCAAATTCGCTGCTTGGCATCCAGGCGCAAATTTACGAGCTGACTGGCGACAAGGCCGGCGCGGCCGCGGTGCTGGCAATGCAACATGTCAACGCCCTGGCCGCACTGGATCCGGCGCTGCGCGGGGCGACGCAGAACCTTTGGGACTTGCAGGCCGCAGCCAAAGCGGCCGAACAGGTCAAGACGGCTGCGGCCGCGCTGCTCACCGGCGTCGACAGCG